CTATCCAACACGATCATCCCGTTGTCCCGCAAATCCTTGAGTACAAAGAGTTTAGCAAACTACGGGGGACGTATGTCACTCCAATGCCCAAGTTGGCCCGAAGCATGGGTGATGGTACTTGGAGAATGTTCCCTCACTTCTCAACTACCAGAGTACCCAGTGGTAGATTAAGTTGTAGAGACCCTAACCTACTCGCTATGCCTACCCGAACTGAACGAGGGAAGGACATACGCCGGGGATTCATAGCTCCTCAAGGTTGGAAGATAGTCTCTGTAGATTATTCCCAGATTGAGCCTCGAATCACGGCGCACCGTAGTCAGGATGAGAACCTATTGCGGGTGTACAGGAACAAAGAGGACATTTATAGTGACTTCGCCATAGCTGCTTTTAAGATCAAGGATGAGCGATTCCAGGACAAGAATGGCAAGTGGCAATACCCTGGCGTTCACGCTATGGAGCATAGGTATCCCGCTAAGACTTGTGTGCTGGCTACCTTCTACCGAGTGACAGCTAAGGGGCTATTAGAACAGATGCCGGTGGTATGTGCCAACTGCAACAAAGAGGCTACCCTGCATGACTGCGGTAGATTCCGGTCCCTATGGACTGAGGATAAGTGTCAAGGTCTCATTAACACATTTTTCCTGAGATACCCCGGCGTACTCAAGATGTGGTCTGAGGATGATAAGAGAGCTAGGCGGAACGGGTATCTATGGGATATGTGGGGCCGCATTCTGCATACGGCGGCTGTGAGGAGTGTACTACCGTGGGTAGTGCAGGCAGCACTTAGGGAAGCAGGCAACTTCCCTATCCAGTCTGGGGCGCAGGGATGCTTGAAACTTAGTATGGCGGCGGTACAGGATGATCTGATAGCAGCAGGGTTGTTGGAAATAATACGGCCTTTGTTGCAGGTACATGATGAGCTTCTATTCCTATGCCGGGATGACTTGGTTGAGGATTGTGGGGCTATCACAGCCTACAGATTTGAGAATCTAGTGCCACTGAGTATTCCGGTCAAGGCCGGGGTAGCTGTGGCACAGAACTGGGGGGATTTGGAGAAATGAAGAATACTAAGGTAGTGGAGATAGCTGTTGAAGTTACCGATGCCCAACTGAAAAGGCTTTTGGCTTTCCTGAAAATGAGTCGTATTCCACGGTATGTGGAACCTACTAATCCAGCCTTCACTTGCCTTGAGGATGTGGAGTGTGCCTGTGAGGGCAAATAACGTAACCGTTACACCAAAAATAAGACTTGACAAGGCTTGTTCCGTTTGATAGTATTATAACAGTAGGAGGTAAGTCATGGCAAAACAACTAGTTAGCTCTAACATGAAAGCGGAGTCTAAGACTCTAAAGGACCGTCTCAATAAGGCCACTCAGCAGTCCAAGCCAAATCTGATGCCACAAGACCCACCACCCCCGCCTCAGAAAGAAGAGGAGGAACCCATACCTGACATGACTGAGGTAGTCTATGACAAGGCTGACCAGATGAGACTACAGAGCCTAGTAGGAGACTATCTGGTGTGGCAGAGCGCGGCTAAGGAAGCTGGGGACGAGAAAGACAAGATTTCAGCACAGATCAAACAGATCGTAGGGACTTACGAGTTATCCAAGCTCACAGTCAACGGTAATTTGGTGAACTACTTTGATAGTCCCCGTAAGACTATCAAAGCTGAGTTGCTACTACAGCATAACGTGAGTCCCCGAGTGATTCAGGAGTGTACACAGGTAACGCATTCTTATACTCTGCGTATCACTAAACAGGGTTAGACGAAATCATCACGCTGCGTTGTGTCCAGTCAGCGATGAACGCCGCCGATCCTCAGATGCACCAACGGTATGTAGAGGGAACCGCAACTCTACGCCAAATCTGATGCGGAAGGGGTCGGCGGCTGATTAAGGAGGGGTGATGGACGAGAAGCGGATCAAGGAATTGCTGGAATTGTGCGAGAAGGCTACGCCTCTTACACACCAGGAGCAGGTTCAAGGGAATTGGTGCACAATCTCCGAGCGAGAGTATCTGCTGCATATAGAAGCCCGCACCGCCTTCCCTGAAGCCCTGCGGGAGATCGAGCGGCTGCGGAAGGAGTCCCAATGAGTGAACCGCGATTACAAATAGGGGAAGTTTGCACTTGTGGGCCAAACGAGTGTGCTCACTTTATGGAGCCGCCGAGTAAGTGCGTTTATCGTTTTCCTGGAGCACACCTCACACCTTGCTCCTGTACGACCGAGGCGACCTGGCACGATGCACACGGGAAGTGTCTTGCCTGTGGAAAGGAACCCGATGCCTAGAGAGGATGAACGTTGTCAAGATTGTGGAAGTGGGGCGCATCTTTATTGTGAAGAAGAACCAACCAAGCCGTGCCTGCGATGTAAGGGGCATGGGACAATTCAGCGGCATAGTGTGAAATGCCCGGACTGCAAAGGAACCGGGCGCGTTCCAGCGAAAGCTCAACCAGAGCAGAAAGGTGGGTGATTGCGAATTGCAGGAGTACAGGATTATCAGGTTACGTGATGGCAAGAAGATGGCGGAAGGAGCAAGGGTGTTGGCAATCAGTGTTGCCGACGCATTAGTTAAAGCCAAGCAACTTTTCAGTGAGCCTGAATGCGCTGGGGATACCTACGAAGTAGAAGAGGATTTTGCATAACCAGCGAAGGGAGAGTCGAAATGAGTTACAAATTGGATGAACTAACGTCCGATGAGTTATCTTTGTTGGCGGAATCCTCAAAAGAAGAATTGATTAAGTGGGGCACCAAATGGCGAGAGGTAGTAGCCGCCTTGCTACGTGAGCGGGAGCCTCTTGCTACTGGCATCCGACGCGTGACTTGCACGGTCGGGATCACGCACATGCATACAGAGGAGGGCCACTGTGCCGAGTTGCTGTGCCCTGATGACGTGAGGCGAGAGCGGGACGAGTTGAAAGCCGAGAGGGACCGCTTGCAACGGGCTATAGGTGAACATACGGTACGGACGACGAAAGTCTTGGAATCTGCTATTGCTGAGAAAGACGCCCTCCAAGCCGCACACGACGAGTTGAAAAGATGGCTTTCTATGACTTCCGGGGTAGCTTCCGATTACCTCAGCAATGGAAAATGGGAGCACCCAACCGAGATAAACGCCCAGACCAGGATGGTTGATGAGTTGATTGATGATCTTCGAGATGAAATCCTTGGTCTGTACAAGGCTCTTCGGTCGCACATGGATAAGTGCAAGAACTTGTCGAAGGAGCGGGATGAGTTACGGTTTGAGCTAGATCAATTAAATCGCGTCTCCGCGATTACCATGCACTGTTCCACTGAAGCGGGAATGGCGAAAAAGTTGGAAGCGAGGCTTGGTGATGATCCGAGTCATATTTGAGTCTGGTGAGGATATATACCTTGCTAAGGGTGAATCTCTACCCCTTACCACTCCCGTATCTGTTGCAATCCCTGGAATGGCTTATGGCACACTGATACATCGTCTCCATATTGAAACTATATCAGGCACACCATTCCTAGTGAGAAATCCAGGGGTATTTATGGCGAAGGGGTTTATTGTGGATCAGGGGCCATTACAGAATGGGCCAGTTGAGACCTATATATTCAACCTATCTAATCTCAACGTGCGAGTGAGCAAGGGCGAGTCCATAAGCTCCCTGATTGTACTGTAACGGTTACAGTTTATGCTACTCCAAACAGTTCCTAATTTGCCTAAGTCCATTAGAGTCATGGCTTTATGCCTAGATTCTAACGGGTACTTTATGCTGGTCCAAGACTCCTGGGGGCAACGTACTGAGTGGGGTATAAGAGACGGGGTATCCGTACCCCTGCCGGAGAAGGATATTTTGAACATAGCCAACTTCCATGTGAGATACAGCATGGGATGGTCGAGGAGGAACTAAAAATGCAATGGACAGATTGGGATCGTGCAGTATTAGCACTTATGATGTGGCGCGAATATCGTAGCCTGGGTGTTGAGGGTATGAGACCTTGCGGCCATGTGGCGCACAACAGAGCCATACGGGATAAGCAGCCTATTCATGTCATTATCACGCGGGATGCACAATTCAGCAGCATCAATCCCCCCAAGAAAACCTATGATCCTCAACTCGACGTATGGCCCCAACAGCCAGACGTTAGGTTCGCTGAGGCTATGCAACTAGCCGAGGGTATCCTAACGGGAGCCTTAGAGGACAACACAGGAGGAGCCTTATTCTATTGGAACCCAAAGTATGCTAAGGACGGGGGATGGTTCAGCCGGAACATAGCCTTTAGGGGCACTCCGTTAGAGCCAAGGAACGGCCATAAGGTAACTCTGGTATCGGGTGAGCATATCTTCTATACTTAGGTGAGAGGGGGCTAAGTAGGCGAGTACCTAACCCCCTTGAAAGGTGGGATCACTGGCAGTTACTTCTTTTTTGGTGTGACCTTTGGCGGGTCTTTCTTCCCCTCTCCTTTCTTGTTATTATTCGGCCTCTCTGGAAACCCCTCCGATTTCTCACCAACGGCCTCTTGAAGCTCCCTGTAGCACATCCTGGCACTCGTCAGGTTCGTGACCAGCCTGATTAGAGCCTTACCTATGAGGGCCACCTTTGGCGTAGCACCGGGAGCCATGAATAAGTAGATAGCTTCCTTGATCTGAGTGGGGTTCATGCCCTTGTTCTTGTTGACCGAGCTACCTTCCTTGTCTGCCGCTTTGGAGATTGCCGCCGGGCTAACCGGCTTCGCGGCCTTCTCTTCCCGCGCCTTAGTCAGCTTCTCAGCTATCTCCCGTGCATGATCCGCTGCCTTGGTAGCCTTCTCTTTCAACTTACGCTCGTCACTCTGGGCGGTTTCCAGAGCCTTCTTCGCGGCAAGAGCTTCAGCCTGCTTTGCTCGAAACTCCTTAGCCGCCGCCTCTTTCTCTTCCTTGGTAGACTTCGACGGCATCTTGGTCTGAGTTTCATACGCCGCCGCCGCCGCTTCCGTGGCCGTTTTGTAGGTATCCTCTGTGACCTTGAGAACTTCCATAGCCTTGGTCAACTCCGAGGTGGCAGTCTCAGCCTTGACCTTGGCTTCCTCTTCCTTTTTGACAGAGGCAAGGTATTCGGCCTCTATCTTACCCTCAAATGCAGTCTCCTCTGCCGTTTCCTTGACCGCCCGCGCTAGGATCGGCTCCCACTTGTCCTCTGGTTCGCGGGTGAGGAAGTAAGCCGCCTTGACTCCAAGCTCCCCACTGTGAATCATGTTCTGGATTTTCTTGGGGAAGTTTAGGAAACTCATACGCATATTGAGGAAAGAGTTGGTTGCAGGTTCCTTCAAACCGGGGCGGGTGAATATCTCTCTGATTTCCATGCGTGTCAGACCTTCACCCAAGAGTTGTGTAATAGCCACGGCCTCATCCATCGGACTCATGTTCTCGCGCTCGGTGTTCTCAGACAACTGCCGCCGGAGACGTTCAATCCCCGCAGATTGTACGATGATGGCCGGGATAGTCAACCCCGCACCATCCCTGTTTAGCCTAGTCACAGCCGCATGACGGTAGTTACCAGAGGTTAGGCTGTAGGTTCCATTCTTGATCGGTTCCACTTCAACCGGGACGATGACCCCGCCTTTCTCTGCAATGTCAGCGGCCAAAGAATCAATTCGGGACTGCTTCAACCCGAACCGAATGTTACTATCTGCCACAATCTGCTCCGGCTTCAAATGAAGCAGGACACCAAGATCGGCAGTCTTGCTCGTCTGTGTTTTGTTTGCCATTGTCTGTGCTTGTCTCCTTATCTGTGAATTTCAGCCTTACATGATTGCGCTAACTCTGCGGCAAGAATCGCGCAGCCGGGGATAGATACGACATGCGGAAACATCGTTCCTTTGACACCTTCCGCATGAACCCGTTTCTTCTTCGCATACTGTTTCCTAGTCAACTTCCCCCGGCGCAAGTTGAACTGCCCACATAGGCATTCATAACCTCGCTTTGCCATTGACTCTTTCCTCCTTTCAGCTAACATCTGAGAGTTTAGATACTCTCCGAAACCATGTCAACAAAAATCCAGGTACTAGCAGTCTCATTCTGCTAGGGCTAGGAATAGTACCACAATCCCTAGTGGGAGCTATCAAATCGGCCACAACTGCATACCGTCCAGGTGTAACGGTTACGGTTTTCCTGAGTGCTGGGAGCAGTTTTGCAAGGGGCTGCACAGCGGAACTGCCACAATGCTCGCACCTATACTTATTCTGTAAGTCACTGAAAGCGCAGATGTTATCACAATTGGCGCATAGCAGAGCTTGGTTAAGGGGGATGTTCATTGGTCCCTCCCAGCTATTCTGGTTATGACTTCACACGAACCGCGAGATACAGCAAATCGGAGAACTGCAATAGGATTCTAAGTCTGTGCGGGTTGTTGTCCTAGCGGTAATCAAATCTTCCACTTCACTTAATGTTAGAGCGGCATATTGTTTCATGGATTAAGCCCCCCTTCCCTATTGCCTTGTGGCAGCAATTATCTTCCTCGCCGTATCTACCTCAGAAGATGAATGGCAGATAAGGTATTGGGGTTCCTCCCCCACTACTTTATGAAAGGTGTCACAGGCAGTGTTCCAGTCCTCTCGGTTCCATTGTGTTCTGCCCTCACGCCTCATCCGCCTATTCGCCTCATCCTGTGCGGCGGCTATGGCTAGTTTGTAACTGAGTTTGATCTTCATTCTCCCTCCATAAACCTAAACCCATCCCGCAGTTTCTCACTGAGTCTGCTACTCCTATTCCGTCCTCCTTTGGAGTGGTAGGTTCTCTCAACAGCGTTAGATTCTGCCGCCCGCTTACCATAAGCAGAACGGCATTCGGCGCAGAATTTAGCCCCGGTGTCTAACTCATTCTTACACCCGTTGGTGAGGCAGTGAGTCAGGTCAACCCGCCTAGGTAGATTGTCCATTTACTCCTCCCTCCTGATAAACATCATCCCATACTTTGAGGAACATTTCAAAGGGCAATCGTGCTTGCAAGACCCACTTCCCATTTACCCTCTTATCCATTACCACCGATGATCCTACCCATAAACGTACTTCTTTACTCCGTGAGTAGAAGTGGCCTAACTCCCCTAAGGTGTATCCCCCGTTCTGTATTCTTGACAGAACTTGCTGTTTCATTGCTCCCCCCTCACGGGTGCGAGCTCCATGACGTTGTAGGTTTCCTTCATCATGTCAATGCAGATTTTCACACCCATTAGGGCAGCATCCTTTTCAAGCTGAGAGGGCATCCACTCTATGAGAGTGTCAATAGCCTTTCTCATTCTCTGGTTGGTTCGTTCCTTATATTCATTATCCACTGATTCTCTCCTTCAAATCTGAAATTAGACTCTGTAGGTTCCTGTACTCTGTCCTATCTTGTAAGAACTTTTGTTGAGCTTCCCTGTGCCTAACCTTCCAATCTCCAGACAATGTAGGCTTTGGGTCATAAGGCTTCCTGCGCCCAGTCATAGCGAAGAAAGCTCTACCGCCTCCACCATATATCTGAAACTGTTTCTGAGTGTGTTTGAACTCCGGCCGTCTGCCTACTATTCGCTCGAACTCAGCATAGAACATAGCCCATGTTAAGCGTTCTTGTCTGGCCCCGGCTAGGTACTGCTTATAGCTAGGGTGTCGAGGTTTATCCTTACGGGCTAGAAGCCTAGATAACCCTTTTCGTATGTGCTTCTCCCCCTTCCACTTAGCCCATTCCTCCATAGTCACACCGTAACCGTCACACTTTTGGAGCATAGGATTCACTGGGAATTGAGGCTCCTGCTTGCCGAAGCTCTTTCTCATTTCACGCTCTAGCTTTCTTAGATGGTCTAGGAGCTTACCTGTACCATTGCGGTTAGCTGCCTTACGGGTATGGTTCTTACGCTGTGACTCAGCCCACTTATTCACTACGCCTCTGATATGCCCCTCTTGCAAGCCTTGTTCTACTCTACCCCCGTAAGAGCTATAGGCGCCGGTGTATTTCTTGTCTTTACGTAGGTCCGTAACGTTGTAGACAACCTTATCCCCAGAGAATAACCTAACTCCACGCTCAGTTAGGACCGCTTCTAAAGTGGGAGCTTCCAAGGCAGCTAGTAAATGGACTCTCGATAGAATCAGCTTACTACCATCCTCGAATGGGACACCTATGATCGGGCACTTGGCCCTAGCTGCTATCTCTAGTTGAAGTATTAGCTCCATCTTCCTCTAGCTCCTCTATTCTCTGATACCGTAGTAGATTCCAAATTGTCTGGCCTATTGTTTGTGGGGTTCTTATCGTTATGATCTACGTCTGCCCCGGCTATGTCCTGTCCAAAGGTCTCAGCTACTAGCCTATGGACGTACTCTATAATACGAGTACCAGACTTCCACCTACCCTCTCCCGTCCACCAATCCACGGCCCTATAGGTTACGCCATCAGCCCCACCCCGCTTCCAACCTTTGCGCTCTAGGAACACTCTCCCGTCAGAGCTACAGATGATGTTGGGATAGCGGGGGTGTTGGCGTAACTCCATTGTAATCAAGCCTTTCCGTGACACGGGTCAATTTGTAAGTCCCGCTCGATACGGTCCTGAACCAGTTGCTCTTGAGCTTGGAGACAGTCATAACAAGAGCATCCGGGATCGTGGTCGTCATCAACACAGACTGCCTCAGCGTCATCGAGTACCCTGCATTCACCTTCCATGCACTCATCAACGTAGGTTCCCTCTCCGGCTTTGACTCTGGCTATGGCATCCGCTTCTGAATCTGCTTCCACTTCTACAGCAGACGGAATCCAAACGTTTACGATATACCCATGTTTCATTTCTTCCCCTTTCTCATTTTGGCTAGAGCCTCTTTCGCATCCTGCTTATGCTTAGAGCAATAGCCTACGTTGTTAACAGTGAATGATATCCGTCGTGATCCGCACACAGCACAGGCCCAGCGTGACGGCGGGATAACTCTTGTCATTCCTGCGGTCCTGGTTCAGTATCAGCTAAGGCTCTTCTCAGATTATCACGCACCAATTCTATAGATACAGCTTGATTGCCATGCAACCATGCAGTCAATTCGTCAACTGTATCCCTAGCGGACTCTCTCAGAATATCCATACAATACTATACTCCTCTCTTGTTCCTTTAGAGATTCTATCACGGATTTGGAACCTTGTCAAGGGTTATTTTGGCTTTTTGACTCGGAATGTGCTCCTATTCTCTGACCTTTTGCCAAAGTAATAAGGCTGCACTATGGCTAGGTTTCCGTGTTGGATGTACATCGGGCGCAGAGTCTTTGCCTTTGGGTTTGGGTCATCAATCCAGACATACCCGCTCCCTTGATTATGGGATGCCTGTACATTAGAAGTCTCCCATTCATTCACGATCAGGCCGTCGGGTTCTACTTCCAAGAGCAGCATATTTGGCAGTCTCATAGTCTTGTTTGACATTACTTTATCTCCCTTATTTCAAGTATCGCCCCCGGAGCTATCGTCCGGGAGTCTAGCATCAAACCCTGGCGCATAATCCGCCGTGAGGCAACAGGGAAGGATTCACGCGTAACCGTTACAGTTCTAACTATTTTTCCTTCCCTGTCGAAGTGGGTTATTTCAAGATGTGCCATACTGGGGCCTAGCCTTTCTTGACGGTTCCACCATTAGGGCCACACTCGCCCGCGATGTAGGCCAGCCAGCGTTCACGGTCGAACTGTGAATTTTGAGACTTGCAAAAGTCAGCAAGCTCGCCTATCTGCTCCTCAGTGAATTTACACCCATGTACGTTTGCAGCGATGATACAATTTGCTAGTGCATTGATATGTCTCTTTTTCATTGTTTCTCCTTTTCAGTTTTGTTAGCCTTTCTCTCTTGCACTCCGTAGAATGCAAGAGGCAAGGGCTAACTGTACTGTTTGATATTCCCAAAGCAACGCAGACAACTTTTCCAAGTCCGAGAACCTATCTTATGCATTGCGGACGGTCTGCGTTTGCTACCGCAATGGCATTTATGCGATATGGCCGCTCGGTGTCTGGCTTTGACACAATCCATGCAGGGGTTATTGAAAGTGTACGTCAATTCCTGGCATCCGTCACAAGGTACGGTGTAGCTCGGTCTTCTAATAGACTCTAGTGTGATTCTGTCCATAGGTTCCCCTTTCGTCTAATCCTTCCGCCTTACTCCCGTTAGAAGCAAGGCGCAAGAATCAGATAGTGTACAGCGAATGATACCTTGATCTTGCCCGGTCTGCCGTCTCATAATCGGGATACTCTTCCGGCTCTTCCGATACCATGAGACCGCCGTGCCCTTGACATTCAAATCGCTCATATACTTTCAATTCGCGGCGGTACTCGGCATCCTTTGGGCATCCTGTCTCATGGCAATTAAGACCATTGATAGCCACGGACGCACATTGGTCACAAGGGAATGTCAGCTCTTCCGGCTCCTCATTCTCGCAATCGCAAGGGAAGTAGTATCCTCCAAAGTTACCGTCACTCTCCCAGTTACCTTGCTTGGCCTTTGCTTCTAAATTGGTGGCTAATTCATCCTTGGCATCCTCTGCATTATCCGCCATAATAATGCAGTCATACACCGTGCAATCATTCCCGTCACTCTCGCGTATCTCGAATAGGTATGCTTTCATACTACCTCCGTCACTCCGATTGTTGTGTCTCACTACAGCTGCCTACTTCGATGGACGAGCTACCTAGTGTAGTAGGTGTAACAGGCCGCGTCCGCTCTGTTCTTATCCTTTTCATACGTCTATTCTAATCCAAGCAAACAGCATTCATATAGTACTTTTGTCTCATTTATTGCAGGACTAGCACACCGTACTATCTGGCGTACTGTGCATCCTATCAATTATAGGTGTCCTAAGAGGCATAAATCTGTAACGGTTACACAGTCCTAGTACTGGCAAATGGGACATCTAGTACTGTCATGATATGATAGTAGTCCTAGTCATAACGGGATACCTAGTACCCAGGTGCCACTAGTGGCACGATACGTAATGCTACGGTACATCCTGCCTTCGGCAGTATGTCCCTCCGCATTAGCCAGCTGTGTGTATGTTATTGGTTATTATACCACTTAACTACGTTAGTACTATTAGTCCTATTGTTGTAGTAGGCGAGTACTATCAGTACGGTACTGGTAGTCCCGACTAGTATAGGACTAGGGCGTAATAGGCGTCCTGGGAGTCACGTGATAGAGAGCGGGTCCCATAGGGCATAGGACAGGGAGGGGGGGGTTTCCTTTAGGCCACACGGCCATACGCCTAATAGAGAGTGGGTCATTTGGGTAAAGCAATAGATAGGATTACTACTGGTTCTGGATGTAACCGTTACACTTTTCGATGATGATTTTGCGGTCAGAATTATCTAATAGGCAGAAGTATTGAATGATGTCTGGGGTAGGGGCTGGTTCCCAGTGGGATTCATAGCAGACAAAGAAGTCATATATAGGTACGGATAGACCACAACATAATTGGATTAAGGTATGATAGTAAGGGGATAATCTGTTATCTTCCACGCGGTATATGGTCTGCCTGATAAGATGGGAGGATATGGCTAGGTCGCCCTTATTCATGCCTTTTTTTAGTCTAAGGTCATGCACAATATGGCCCAAAGTTAGGTAAGGATATCTATTCCTCGCCAATTTTGGAGGTGGTGGGGGTACTAGTTTAGGTGGAGGCGGATCGAGGGAAGTGGAGCAGCGTCGGCACAGATGATTACGGGTCTGAAATTGATTGAGGTGGCAACGGGGGCAACGCACAACCTCCCGAATTTCTAGCAGGGCTGAACTCATGTGGGGTAGTATATGGTACAGCAAAGTTACTGTCAAGAAAATAAATAAATAGCTTGACAAGGCAAAAAACCAGTACATAATCTCTTTATATATATATAATACATTCACATAGCTTACTAACGTAATCTATGATTATAAGACCATAGGAAGTAAGAAGCATATATGCCCCTTCAGTTTTCACTTGACACCCATAAACTGTAACGGTTACACTTTGGTTGGAGGATTTGACATGAATTTCACCCGTAGAGAGTCTTTTGCTGCTTTGTTGGCTCCTTTGGTAGCTCCTTTGGTGAGTAAATCTAGCCCTCTACCTGCTCCTGTGACTTTGAACGACTTAGATATTACAGTTCACTGCGCCAATCCAGACTTCGCTGAGTTTTTCGGTGATGCGCTGTATGAGAAACTGGTTGAAAAGGGGTAGAGTATGGGCCGACCAACTAGAAAGCAGCCGGAAGTTGCGGTAGAGACGTACAAACCTGCCCGGATGTTAAAGGATTTTAGGCGGGTGAGGACTGAAATTAAGCCCAGACAGTCCAGTATGGTATCCAATCCCCGCAAAATTGAGATGATTGAGCGGAGGTATAGGGTAATTGAGTTAAGGAAGATGGGTTATACACTCAGGGAGATAGCTTGGGAGTTGAACGCTTCAGAGGATACCGTCATACGGGACTTACGGGAGATATTGAGAGTAGCTATCAAAGATACCTGTGAGAGTACGGAAGAGTGCCGTCAGTTAGAGATTGAGCGGCTGGATGCTCTCCTAAAGGCTTATTATGCTACGGCAACAGAGCCTTTGGTGGATGAGTATGGCACAATCATCCCCGAAAATATGGCGGCGGCTGCTTTGGTGCTGAAAGTAATTGAGAGCCGTAGGAAAATGTTGGCCTTGGATAAGCCCGAGGCTAAAGGCGGGGTTGAAAGTGGGATTCGAGAGTATATTGGCGTGGATATGGATCAAGTATGAGTTCCAGACGCGATAGGCCACTCTCGGAGGATGATGATGTTGTAAGAGCTACCGGCATGAAGTTCCGGTATCACCCTTGGGGGTCGGCTAAGGACCTGTTTCATACCAGAGACCCAGAAATTCTCCTTTGTGGGCCTGCCGGAACTGGAAAATCCTACGCAATTCTACAGAAAATCCACCTAATGCTGTGCAAATATCCTGGTTCCAGGGCTTTCATGGCCCGAAAAACTAGGACTAGCATGACCAATTCCTGCCTTTTGATGTACCAGAGGCAGGTATTGAAGCCGCCCGATCATGTACATTTTCACAAAGTAGACCAAGTTTTCAATTACCCGAATGGTTCCATGCTGGCTGTGTTAGGGTTAGACGATCCCGAGCGTGTGAAATCTACAGAGTGGGACGTGGGATACATCCAAGAGGCTACGGAGTGCTCCCAAAATGATGTGGAAATCTGTACTACTCGCCTCCGTAATGGTGTCATCCCCTATCAGCAGCTTATTATGGACTGCAATCCTGATAAACCTACTCACTGGCTCAAGAAAAGGTGTGATAAGGGCCAAACCATCATCATGGGGTCATATCATAAGGACAATCCTAGATTGTGGAATGATTTTCAGCAGCAATGGACCCCTGAAGGGCAGGCTTACCTTAACAAACTAGAGAGGTTAGAAGGTGCGCGGCGGGCTAGGCTCTATCAAGGTTTGTGGGTTGCGTCTGAGGGTATGGTGTATGAGGGGTGGGACCCGGAAGTGAATATGCTGAGCTTATCGGACTTACCTAAAGGGTGGGAGGAGTGGCAACATTGGTGGTCCATAGATTTCGGGTATAAACACCCGTTCGTTTGGGGTGATTGGATAGAGGATCAGCGTGGTGCTCTGTACCTATTCCGCCAAATCTACATGACGGAGCAGTTAGTTGAGGATCATGCTGCTCATATTCAGCAAATTATAGGAAATACAATCCCTAGGGCTATCATTTGTGACCACGACGCCGAAGCCAGGGCTACCTTGGAGCGTCATTTAGGCATGATAACCCTCCCCGCATACAAGTCAATCCTCCCAGGGATTGAAGCTGTGAAGGCCCGGTTGAAGCCTGATTGGGGCAATGATAGGCCGGGACTGTTCATTATCCGTGACTCCCTTGTGGAAGAGGACAAGACTTTGCGGGATAATGGTAAACCTGTGAAAACAGAGGACGAATGGGATGGTTATGTGTGGGATAGGTCACATAACGAGGAGGTTAATAGTAAGCGGGATGAGCTACCTGTTGATAAGGATAATCATGGTATGGATCAGGTTAGGTACATGGTGGCTTTTGCCGATAGTATAGCAGATGATCCGCAAGATCAAGATATGATTATGACCTATGAAGATGACATGCAAATCAGCCCATTCTAAGTGTAACGGTTACAGTCTATCCCATGCTGGTATTAAGGATTGACGAGGACGATGGTGGATATACTGCAATCGTGCGGCGTGAGGATGCGCTACGGCGCGTCGAACGTGTCCCAAAGGAGAGCACGTCAAGGCGATCATGCTGATCCTGGAAGCGGACGATAAGGAGTCGGATGCAAATCAGTGAAGCAACGCTGGTGCTTGTCGTCGTGCAACTGATAGCCTTTGCCTACGGTTATGCGAAGCTGAAAGCGAAGGTCGAGGAGATCAATGGGGAAGTGAAGTATCAGCGGGCTTGGCGACATTGGGTTGCCCCGCCACTGACGATAGCGTTTAATAAGTTGGGGATCAAGTTCGATCCGCCGCCGGAGAAGAGGCAATGATTGATGAAGTCAAGATTGCCGAGTTCATGGGCGAAACCAAGGCAAGGCTCGACTCTCAAAATGCAGCCCTGATTGATGAGCGGGCCACAAGAGTTGCTAGATCAAATTCAGATGCTCAGGAATTGAATAGACGGCTAGAGGAGCGTCGGCGTTCTCAAGATGAGGATTTCAGGGCGCAGGCTGCAAACATAGGACAATTGGCAAAGGAGTTGCGGGAGCACATGTTAGCCTGCAAGGGACACAACGGGGAAGCGTCATGGAAAAACAGGAAGGTGATTGCTGGAGCAGGCGGGGGCGCGGGGCTTATGGCACTCATTGAAATGGTGCGACATTGGATAATGGAATGACTGAATCGCGCGTCCCGCTCTGGCTCCGTGAACTCGGGCACTTTGCGGGCATGGTGATTGCGATTCAGACCCTAGCCTACTGGCTTGAGGGCGATACCATCCTGGGAGTGCTGGTGGTTCGCGGGCTGCTGCTCATCGTTACGATTTGGCTCACCGTGCGCCGGGAACTGATAGAATACCGGGAGATGCGGCAAAGCAAGTTCAAAACTTGGATGGACTTGGCCTGCAAGATTCCGGGGCTGACGGTAGGCGCGGCAACTGTAGGATGGTGGGAGGAACTGTGAACTTTGTTGAGCGCATCGTAATCGGACAAATCGTGAAGCGGGGGGAGAGGTATCTTATGAATCTGTCGAAGAACACGCTGACAACCCTGCTGGGAATCTGCATGATCCTGGCAGCTATCGGCAACGCAGGAGTGGCGATACTAGATGGCGATCCGGCAACCGTGTTTGACTGGAAAGTTACCGGCCTCGCTCTCGGTGCCGGGGTGACGGCGATCAAGGCACGAGAACAGAGTCAGCACGAGAAAGAACAGAACGGAGGCTCGAAATGAGTTCGCGGGAATCACGTCGGGACGAGTACGACCGGATCGCTGGGTTTTACGGCAAGGGCGCAGGCTTCTCAAATCCACTGTGGGACAAGAAGCTACGGATGTTCTACTGCGGCGCTGGGCTGTACCGCAGCCCGAAGCATCCGGTCATCAAGAAGCGGATTGCGGCTGGCAAGCTCGCTGCGCCGCCGAAGGAGAGGGGGTAACATGAGACGCTTTCTCGACAGGCTACGATTCTACATGATCTGGGACGTTCGCTGGGGTGCAACGCTGGCCCTCCTGCTGAGCCTGTGCGCCCTCGCTGCGCCGGCGGGGATGAGCCAAGATTATGCTATCCAACTTTCAGGTGGAATTGAGGCTTCCAATACCACTTTAGAGCCTTTTGGGGAGTTCTCCGCTCTTATTGGAGTTGTAGGACAGACCCTTTCAGTGACTTCCTTTAGGTTTAGGCCAATTGAGCCACGCGGAGTCTCTGTTGCTGTGATCCAAGAATTAGAGCAAACCCTGATTCATAATGGCAGGTATGCTCTAGGCGCTAGAGCGGGTGGCGGAATAGCCCAAAACTCAGAGGAAGTCACGGGTTTAGGCACAGTGGGGGGAGTATTCCGTATTGATTTAGGGCATAGTTTAGAATCAGTAACTTACGGGCAATACTTCTACTCCCCTATTGTTGGTGGTCAGCTTAGGGTTGTGAGTGGTATTCGGCTGAATTTCCTTAGGCCGCAGCCATAAAAAGTGTAACCGTTACGCTTCAGGCGGGTAAAATGGGAGTCAGAGACAAGATAGTTGGAGCAATGGTAGGGGCATCTTTGGGGGCTAATAGTCTCCAAGCTGCTGTTTCTAGTGCAGAAGAGGCAGAATTACGCGCTCAAGAGAGTATGGATGGTGGATTGGCTAACCTTGAGTTATCTATTGATGCTCAAGGATGGTCTGACCTAACCTCCGGCTATGGACGTTGGGACTTCCCCCGTGAACTGGTCCGTAGGATGGTGACTCTCGCCCGCCTGATGTTCGTCTGGAATCCCCTTATCCATAGAGCCGTGATTGTACAGGAGCTTTACGTTTGGGGGGGCGGGGTCAAGATCAAAGGGGATGACCCAGAAGTAGATAGGGTGCTTCAGGATTTCTTCCAAGACCGTAAGAATCAACGAGTTATAGGGGAGGCTTGGCCGGAACGTGAGAGAGAACAACGGATTGAGGGTAACACTTTCCTTGTGTTTTACCGCAATAAAGCTAACGGGAGTGCTAGGGTTCGTCTATTTCCTTTCGATCAAATCACAGATATTATCTATAACCCAGAGGATGCTAAGGAGCCGTGGTTCTACCGAAGAAGCTCACCGGCCACAGAATCGGACATCCAGAGGGACGAACTGTACCCGGACATAGACTTTTCTCCTAGCCGTAAGTCCTCTATTCCTACCAATATACCAAAGATGGCCGGTTTGAGGATTAGATGGGACAACCCTGTACTTCATATATCCACTGGGGGTATGTCCCAAATGAAGTATGGCATCCCAGAAATCTTCTCTGCTTTGCCTTGGGCTACCGCCTATAAGAAGATTCTTGAGAACTTTGCTACCATCTTAGGGGCCTACGCTCGGATGGCAATGCAGATTACAGGGTTAGGGGGGAAGAAAGGGATTGCTGCAACCAAAACTAAGTTGAATACTGCCTTGAGTAGTGGCAATCTTAGGGATACCAACCCACCGCCAAATACTGCGGGTTGGGGTTTATTCTCTGGTGAGGCCAAAGTTGCGGCTATTAAAACATCAGGCTCTACAACCGCACCAGATGAGGCCAGAGAGTTGCAGTTGATGGTTGCTGCTGGCACAGACCTACCAATTCACTTCTTCGGGGACTCTGACATCGGCAATTACGCCACGTCTGCCACTTTGGATAGACCCACCGAGTTGAAAATGGTGTCCCGCCAGAGAATGTGGATGTTCGTCATCATCCGTATCTGTGAGAAGCTGAAACAATGGTCCGCTTTGGCTCCTCAAGGTAAACTCCGGCTGGCTGGTTATACGGCTGAGTCATCTAAGGATATTTTTGATGGTGGCAAAACTGTAACCGTTACACCACCAAAGGGCAGATTACTCACAGAAACCATTAAGTTCCCTAACATCCTTGAGCGGGATGTTGTAGATAGGGTTAGGGCTGTGGTTCAAGCCATAACTCTTGGTGGTAGCCCTGCTGAGGGTATCTTCCCAGGCCGTAAGTTGTCGTTCAGGTTGCTCTTGGAAGCCTTGAGCATTGAAGAGGATGAGGCTGAGAAGATCATCAAGGAATACTACCCGAAGGAAGTCTATCAAGGGTTCTTTGACCCAAAGGATAGGGCTAAGAATGAGGAGTTGGAGGCTAAAGGTAAGGCTGATCTTGGTCAAGCCGCGCTGGATTCTGCTGCTGCTGCTAAGGTTGCCGCCAAGAATAAGCCTAAGCCTTCAGGTTCTCCGGCTAAGGCAGTTAGTAATAAATAGCTGTTACAACCTAGTTACGGTTGTTCCATATTGACTATATAAGCCCCTTGCTCGATGCTGGTTATGGAGACCAGACTGTATCATGCCGAAGCGAAACAAAAGCGAAACTCAGACCCTCATTGATGCTTTGCGGGTGTTCGAGAAGTCCTATGATGGCCTGTTAGATGTGGTTAGAAGTTTCACAGAATCCTCTGATGGTGCTGTAACGGTTACACCCGGAGAGGTTGTTATGGAGTCCGTTGACTTCGGGGACTACATGCCAGCTAAGGAAGCGGGTCTGTCCCATGTCCCGGTTAAGCTCATTGGTCCTGGTTGGGGTTCACACGCCTACTACTCTGAGGCTTTGCTGAAGAAGTCTGGTCCTGTGGCGTTCCGTAAGGGAACCCATATGTACTGGAATCATGCCTCCTCTACAGAGGAAGCTGAGAGACCAGAGGGTGACTTAAACAATCTGGCCGCTGTTCTCACCAAGGATGCGTACTGGGACCAGAACGGTGCAAAGGGTCCGGGGTTGTACTCTGAGGCTAAGGTGTTTTCGGACTACTCTACTCAATTAGCAGAGAAAGGCCCCCATATCGGAGTGTCTATCAATGCTGCTATCAAGTTCCATGAGGGCGAAGCTGATGGCAAAGTTGGCAGGATTGCCGATGATTTTATCCACGCCTTCTCAACAGATTTTGTGACTAAGGCCGGTGCTAAAGGTGCTCCGGTGATGGAATCCCAGCGGGTAGAAGCCCCGCAGAATCAACAGGTTAAGGAGGGGTCAATGAGTCCTGAAGAGATTAAGGCCGCTGAGGATGCCAGGACTGCCAAGGCAGCAGCTTTGGCAACGGAGAATGCCGACCTGAAGGCCCGGTTGCAGAAGATGGAGACTGGCAGCTTTGTGTCTGAGGCTGTCCGCTCTGTGAGCCTAGCCCTCACTGAGGCAGAGATTGAGTTCAACCCCAAGTTGGTTGAGCGGGCCTGTATCAGCCCAGTCATCAAAGAGGGCAAGTTGGACCCCGAATGGCTCAAAGGCATCGTGGCCGACTTCTCCCCTGTTGGTGGTGGAAGAATTGAAGGCAATGGTGCTCCCCTCACCAAGGAATCCTCTAAGGAAACTGGGGCAAGAATCCGTGAGACCATGAAGCGACTGGGCGTACCAGAAGCCGGGTTGGATGTGGCCTCTTCTCTCAACTAGCACGTTATCCGCGCAAGCGCATTCGATTAGGAGGATGACATGGCTCTGAACAGAAAGTTCGCAGGCAATAACACCACACTCCCGCTCACCAAAGCTACTGCCCAGACTGCCGCCCGTACCAGTAATGGTGCTCTGGCTGGTGATCCGGTTGTGATAGGGCAAATCCCCGGTGTGGCTTTGATTGACGCTGACTCCTCGCAAAAGACCGTGGTTCAGATTGACGGGGTGTTTGAGTTGCTGGTTGCAGGCATTGATGCCAGCGGCTCTCCTGGCGATAACTCTGTTCTCGGTGGTGAGGCTGTGTACTTTAACAAAGATCACACACCCCCACTGGATGTTGACCCCAACGGTATCCTCTTTGGCTATGCTTTGGGGGATGCCGGAGTTGAACTGGTAGCCGCCGGTGCGACAACCACGCTAATCAACGTTTTGGTTGGCAAGTAACCTGTAACCGTTACACTTTCACCTGTTCAAATTGGAGGGTAAAATGAGGTTCACCGAAAGATTGAAGAGTATGATGACGGAAGCGCAGGCTGTTCGTGAGTCCCTAGCCTTCCATGATCCCTCCGTAAGGGAGAGCATTAGCACTCCCGATGCAGAACGGGGAGAGCGTCTGTTGCATCTGCGTAGCGGTCAACGCTGGAATGAGTTAGTCGCTGAGGCGGGTGAGTTGATTGCTGATGTGCGAGATGGGAAACGCCCTGACTGGCATCTCCGTGAGGCAATGACCACCAGTGATTTCCCAGAACTGTTTGGGGACTTACTCTATCGGCAGTTGCTCGGTAACTTCCGTGCTTTCCCCAGCACTATCAGTTCTTGGATGAAGATGCACGAAGTACGGGACTTCCGTGCTCTCAATCTGTACACTATTGATGGGGGCAATGGCATCTTGGAAACGGTAGCCGAGAGAGCACCTTACCCTGAGATTAGCTTTACCGAAGGCAAAAAGTCCATTCAAGTCCTGAAGTATGGCAAGCGATTTGGGCTGTCATTTGAGATGTTGATTAATGATGACTTGAACGCCTTCTCTGACCGTGCCCGGTTCATGGCTGAGTCAGCCCGCAATTCAGAGGAGAAGCTGGGGGCACAGCAGATTGCCGACATAAACGGTCCTCATGCTTCATTCTTCACAGCGGGTAATGCAAATATCGTGACGGGCAATCCTGCCCTGTCCATCGGGGGTCTGCAAACCGCCTACAAGGTTCTGGCCGCGATGACCGATAGTGAGGGGATGCCTATCGCAATCTCCGGGGTGATCCTCATGGTGACTCCTAACCTTGAGGTTACGGCCATGAATATTCTGAATGCAATCAACCTGGATATCCGTGGTGAGTCTGGCGGTGGGACTACGGAACAGTTCCTCACTGTGGGGAACTGGATGAGGGGCCGCGTCACTCTGATTGTCAACCACTTCCTGCCCCTGGTTTCCACTTCGGAGACTACAGATAATTGGTTCCTGATTGCCAATCCGAATGACGGAACTCGCCCTGCCTTCCACTTCGCTCATCTTCGTGGCCGTAGGAATCCTCAGTTGTTCATCAAGGACGGCAACGCCCGTCAGCTTGGCGGCGGGGTTGTTGATCCTCTTGAGGGTGACTTCGATAGCGACTCGGTTGACTACCGCCTGCGTCACATCATGGGTGCTCAACAGGGCGAACCTAAGATGGCGGTTGCATCAAATGGGTCTGGTTCGTAATGGCTAGGGCTGACGGACTCCCCCATCCAGTTACCATAGGGGAGTCCTACCTAGCCGCTATCCTTGATGAACTGAGAGACTTGAAAAGTATGATGGCCCCTGTGGTACTTACGGAGAAGTCAGATGAGATCAGAGTTAGGGAGCCTGAAGTTCATCAAGGGAAACGAAAGAAGTTCGGTTAGCATTGCGCTCGTCTGTGCCGATCCAAGATGGGGAGCCTTCCGACGGGACAGGCTCCCTTTTTTGTGTAACCGTTACATTTTAGTGTGGGGGATTTCACATGACTTTGACTAGACTGCTATTGCTCTTGGCTCTATCCTGGCCTGCTTTTGGTCAGACCACCTTTAATCCTCCAAATGCTCCTGCGTCCAATGCTGCTGGTTTCTCTGGCTCTCTGGATGCTACGGATGAATGGTTGGAGATCATAGTAGGGGGGTACAGTTCTGTAGGGGTGCAACTTAGTGGTACTTGGGGGGGTACAATTAGCTTCCAATGCACATTGAATGGCACATCATGGACCGCCCTAGATTTTCAACCGTCCTCCGGTACGACGCTTGTTACCTCCTCTACCTCTAATGGCACATGGTCTACTCCCTCTGGTGGATGTACTAGAATAAGGTTCTACGGCACGTCTATAACTTCTGGGACGGCTATTATCAGTACTAGAGTTAGTACATCTTCTGCCTCTAGGGGGAAAGGTGGTGGTGGGGCTGGGGATATTGAGGGTGTGACGGCAGGAACCAACCTTAATGGAGGCGGGACTTCTGGGACCGTGACACTCAACGTAGATAATCCGGTTGTGGCTGACCTGACGGGCAATGTTACGGGCAACGTGAGTGGGTCGAGCGGAAGCACAACGGGGAATGCGGCCACTGCTACGGCTCTTGCCGCCGACCCAGCCGATTGCTCTGCCGACAACTTTGCCACGGGGATTAACGCCTCCGGGACGCTTGCTTGCAATACCCTGGCATACATCGTGGGAAGCGTGAATCTCGGCGCTGCAACAAGCCTCATCCTCCCAAATGCTGCCGGAGCCGCGCCGACCGCAGACGCGGATTTTAGGTTCAACACTACGCCTGATCGTCCGGTTTGGGGGTGCGGTGGAATCACCTGTACAGGGGTGGCGACAGAGGACACGATTGATTTTACCACCTACGCCGATGGAAGCACCGTAACGGCGGTATCGGGTGCTCCTGTAGAGACGCCAATCACTGATAGCAACGCGACTGGGGAAGCTCTCCAGTTCGATGTACTGACGGGTTTCTCTAAGATCACTGGGATTGTACAGAACACCTTGACGCTTACCGGCGGCGCGGGCATCGCGGCGATTGGTGACTTGAGCGCAAACCGGACGGTGGCTACCGCTTCCGGTGAGGCTGATTTCCTGGCTTCGGGTGCGCTGACGTGCGGCGCAGCGACTCAGGGGAAGGTGCAAGTTCACACCACGCCGTTGCAATATTGCGACACCGCAGTAACGCCCGTGTTGCAGTACGCGGCCTATGGCGCTTCCGATGGCGATGCGCTGGCCGGAGATTCAATTCTCAGCTTCTTCCCCGCTTTCACCACCGCGCAACTTGCCACGGAATTGAGTGATGAGGACTACGAGCCGGGAGATGAGGTCAGCACGGAAGCCACACTTGATTTTGTCGCCTTGATTGACGACGAAGATACCCCGCTGGCCTTTCAAAGAACGCTGAATTTTGAGGGGGCGGGCGTCACTTGCGCGGACGATGTAGACCAAACGACCTGTACAATTGCCGGTGGCGGTTCAAATGCCATTATCAGAGTTCCACTTATCAATTGGGCAACCACCCCCGATGCCACCGGGCGGGCATTTTTCGAGAATTATACCACCAAAGCCACAAACGACATTTTCAAGCACCTTGTTCTAACTCTGAATAATCCGGGCGCGGGCGAGAGCCACGGGATTTATGGCACGTTCGACATTCCGAATGCCTGCACAGCATCCGAAGTTGTCAGGATTCTTTGGACCTCTACTGCAATTACGGGTGTAGCAAACTTCGCCTTCGATTACCGGGCGATTGGCGGGGATGATACTGAGTCGCTAGACCAAGCCACCTTCCAGGAACAGATTGACATTGAGGATACGGCCCCGTCTGCTACGGATGAGCGCATGAACATCACGGGAGCCTTGACCGGGACAAACCTTGCCGCTGGGGACACGGTAGAGTTCTTTTTCTATCGACAGGACGAAACAGGAGTGGATACTCTTGCCGCTGCTGTTACGATTCACGGGCTGTTCTTTGAATGCACGGAGGAATAATATGCTTCGCTATTTCTTGATTGCGTTGCTGGCCTGCCAACTTTCTTTCGGCTCACGTGATTTTGACGGCACTGATGATTCAGTGGATTGTGGTTCTGGTGCGTCTCTTGATAACCTCAAAGCTGGTGGAGGCATGTCGATCTCTTTCTGGTTTTATGCGGACACCCTGACCCTTGGCGAAACTTACATAGAGAAAGAGGATACGGGAGACTCTCTCGGCTGGGACATTAGGATTGGTGAGGGAGTAAGCAGCAGACTTCAATTTGTCCATCAGGGAACGACTGATTTTTTTAAAATAACTGTAAACGGCACCGTCACTACAGGAGTGTGGACTCATGTTGTTTTTACATGGGATGGTTCCGATACCGCAGCCAATTCCCATTTTTATGTGAATGGTACTGAGGCATCTTATCAGAGTGGTGGCGATGGTGTGAGTTTAACAGACGATTCAGCGCAACCTTTTATGATCGGCGCTGAAAGTAATGAGACCAACTCGTTTGATGGAAGGATCGCGGAAGTAGCAGTGTGGGGTGGTGGAGCTATTTTGGCAAATGAGATTGCCGCACTCGCCAATAAATTACCACCTACTAGAGCCGTCCGATCAAAGACTCTGGTATTTTGGGGTCCGCTAGGACAAGGTTCCCCCGAACCAGATTGGAGCGGAAATGCGAACAATTGTACCGTAACTGGGGCGGTGGTAGCGGATCATCCGCCGGTTGCGCCTTACTTCGGATATATTTACAGGGACGCGTTAGATATCCTGGCAGGATTCCTTTCGGGGTTAAGATATGCTTTCCAAAGTTAAGTGGCTTGTTCTACTCCTTCTCTGCGCGGCGACTCTTCAAGCCGCCACGATCAACTGTACTCATCCCTGTCTTGAGCCGACCCGCGTAGCAAATGCGGCGGCACACGAAGCAGCTAATACGGCCCAGTGGATCGCGTTCAAGGCTAACCTGGACCAACACCTGACAGATACCGTAGGCGATCCAGATTCGTTCGCACTCTACTACCACATCACCGGGAACGCAACCTATGGAGCGAAAGTAGCTCCATTTATGTGGCAGGTTGTCCGCACCAAAGAGCAAGAGTATCGGATCACATCCATCTCAACGGCGAACCCTGCCGTAGTCACTACGCCAGTTGCACATAACCTAACGAACGGAGCAACGATTTGGATTATGGGAGCCACAGGTGATTGGGCTGCATTAAATAGCGCCCACATCGCCACCGTGACCGGAACCACCACCTTTACCATCCCAGTAGACACATCCCTTTATATGGGCGCGTTCCCGGCCACCATCACGGCTTTTATTGGGAATCCAAATCTAAACATAGAGGGGGATTGGTGGAGGAACAACGCCTACGCATTCGCTCTCGGATACGATCTTGCCAGAGACCTCATCGTTGGGGATGAGCGAGATGCGCTTATATTCTTTCTTGCTGCTGAGGTTCAAGGAAGTTTTAATGAGTGGCTTGGGAACACGACCCAAGAGAATGTCGGAGGGAACATAAATTCAGGGTATCTTAGAACCAATATCGCGGTCACGATAGCCCTGAAAGATGACTGGGTGGACGCCCAAAGTACTTATGACACTCTACGTGATCTTGTTGGTACCTACATGATTCCTGCCCTGAATGGCCTTCCGTGGAAGGGGGGGGCAACACCGGAAGGGTGGGAATACGGGCGGCAAGCGGTAAACATGATGCTGACAGCCTTGATTAACATCGAAGCTGGGACTGGAGAGGACGTGTGGGCACTTGTAGAAAATTGGCCCGAAGATCAACTCGATCACCTTCTTTCTTCAATTTCCCCAACCGTTTCAGTGAAGAACTCCTTTTTCTGGCCTCAGTACGGGGATTTGCTGACTCAAAACCAGATCGCCTACAACGACCTCGACCGAGCGATGATCTCTGGGCTATACAGTTACTTCAAAACAATCAATCCAGACGCGACCAGGGCGGCCTATGCACTCTACTGGTTGCAGAACATGAAAGATGAATATAATAATGATACCTACCTGATTTACGAAGTAATGCGCCTAACGGCTGGTGGTTCCACTGCAACTGATTGGCGTACTGGAACCAATCTTACGCAGTACTTAGCATCCGGCATGGGAATCATGTCGGCGAGAAGCTCCTGGGCAACAGACGCGAATTGGCTGACTTGCTTTGCCGGAATACGGGCTACGAATCACTGGCATAATACTTCCGGCGCATGTGATTGGTATCGTGGAGCTACTAAATTAAGTGTTACGGATAACGGCTATAATGGGATTTTCAAGCAACAGGTGGTTAAGAACGGGCCTCAAGTTGGGGTTTATCCGTATGTGAACGGCCCTGTACCAGGAAATACTCTGGGCGTGTTCGGGCAGGATGTCACTTCTCGCTATCGAGCGGTTCCTGGAACTTCAAGTCATGTTCGGTATGACGGGACGCTCCACTGGAAGCGAGTTACACCCGGTAGCATGCCGGAAGTGGATTTAGTCCAGAGTAACTTCCTGTATATAAACCCAAACTTCTTGGTTCTGTTTCGGCATCACACCTGCGAGGCTCCGGGCTGCTTTGCTACTGACCAATTCCAGACCCCAGCAGCTCCGGCCACGGTGGGGATTGTGGGAGACCGCATCACGATCACGAACGGAGACAATAAACTTTTCATTAACGGGGTCTATCCGACGGATTTGAACTACATCGAACGGGACAACAACAAGCATCACGTCCTTAACTACCGGAAATCAAATCCCGCACTTTTGTTGATGGACAGCATTCATACAAAAAGGTTCCCGTTTACGCTCATCCTCACAGGGGCTACGGATGAATGCACCGATTTCAATGGGACCTGGACTGCCACGGTCCCTTCCGGTGGGGTCAACAACGGCTTTAGTGAACATGGTGTTACTATCCCTTATGATGCCACGAGCGAGACGTGCGACATGTCGGACCAGGACATTGAGACTGACTTGGTTGTCAATGGAAACAACCAACCTAACGGGGATCGGGTGGATTCGATCAGTCCCACCATTTCGGAGGAAACATACCGCTTCTATGTTTACGAGTCCGGCGACGGGAGCGCGGTTGCTTCTACCGTGACAGCGTTGACGAACCTGACGAACGCCATTGGCGCGGAGTTTGGGGATCAGGTAGTTGCGGCCCGAACGGGCGCAAGTGAAACGGCCACGCTCATTTTCAATTTCAACCCAACCGGCTCAAAAACTGTTCGCATTCTTGGCAACACGCCTTCAACTGGCTATGCCCGCTCTGTTGTGGGAAGCACATTTACGCTTTCGTCTCCCGGCTCGGACGTGACGGCGGATTCTGCCGGGGTGATTCTCACGGACGATGCGGGCGGAACCCCCACTCCGTTTATTGGCCTTGCGCCTACTGCGTTCACCTTCAATGCAACGGAGGGTGGCGCAAATCCGGCAACGCAAAGTCTCTCTATTACGAATCAGGGCGGTGGTTCGCTGGGCGCTTGGACCGCAGCGGGAAGCCAAGCGTGGCTTACTTGCGCCCCGGCGTTAGGAACGGATGATGCAACATGCGCCGTCACGATAGACACCACGGGCCTTGCCGACATGACCTATAACGAGACGCTGACCATTACGGCGGCGGCGGCTTCAAACAGCCCGCAGGTGGTTAATGTGACGCTGGTACTGAGTCCCGCCCCAGTCCCCACGATTGCGGCAACGCCGACCTCGCTCGCGTTCATGGCTGCATTGGGCGACATGGACCCGTCCGATACGGTAGCCATTGACGGAGGGGCCGTTGCATTGGGAAGTTGGACGTGTGGCGTTACTGCTGGGGCCGGATTGGAAGTTAGCCCGCTTGCAGGGGCAGGGAACGCTACGCTTACGATCACTTGGGTTTTGACGGGCCTGGCCGCCGGAAGCTACAACGGAAATGTCCAGTGTACCGATCCGACCGCCACTAATACGCCATTCAACATCCCGGTGACACTGGAACTGACAGGCTCCGATCCGCAGATTTCCGTGGATACCAACAGCCCAACAATGGACAGTCAGACGAATGCCGGAAGAACTCAAGTTATCACAGTGACGAACATTGGCGGCTTCCACGCAGATTGGGCATGGAGTGTGGTTGTGCTGGGAGATGAGTGCGGCTTGACGATCACCCCCACAACTGGAGGAACCGGAGAGACATTTACGATTTCCGCAAGTCCTCCTGCTGGCGTCAACGGTAGATGTACCGATCAAATACGGATTCTCGATAATTATGACGGCCAACTCATCATGCAAGTTGCGTTCACGGTTCGGCGATTCCTCCCGCTGAGGATAGGGCCATGAGGATGTACAATGAGTAATATCAGTAAAGTCCGTACTCTTAGTGGTGATCCCATTCTCTATGGTAAAACTATCCTCACAGGAGATGGTGTATCGGTTCGATTTCAAGTACTTAACTTTCCAATATATCCAGATACGGAGAATGTAGATGATGGGGGTAGTCCTTCACCTGAGTACACAATGGATGATTCTGTTGGACTTATCACGTTTACTGCTGCCCCAGCCAATACCGAAAGTGTAACCGTTACATATAAGCACTCCCTTTTGACTGATGCCGAGATACAGGATTTCTTGGACCTTGAGGATGATGATGTGAAATTGGCTGCTGCTGACGCTTTGGACTCTATTGCATCATCTCAAGCTCTCATCCAAAAGAAGATCAAGGTTTTAGACCTGCAAACAGATGGTCCGGCGTTAGCTGATGCCTTGCATAGATTAGCTGCTGATTACAGAAAGCAGGTTTTGGATGCGGATATGCAAGGTGCCGACTTCGATTACGCCGAGCAAATCAATGATGCTCCTGGATTCTATGAGAAAGTTATTAAGGATTGGATGAGAGAAGGATAAATAATACTTGACAAGTCTCGTCTTTGATGATAGAATCTCTAAAGGCAAAGGGGATGGATGCGCCAATTATTTGATAATCGGCTGAGGGCCAGTATTCAGGATGCCTTTCCCTCGCGCTGCACTATTGTTGCTCAGGATTACACTGTTAATGCCGCTAATCAAAAGGTACAGAGTGGTGAGACTGCCGTTGCTGGCCTTACTGATATTTATTGTAGGATAGGGCCATTGATTGAGATTAGACCCACAGACTCAGAGAGCCGCAAGTCTGATATCTCATCTCTGAGGACAGCCCGCCAGTGTAAGCTGCTAGGTCATTTCCCGCAGATTCAAGCTAATGTTCATAGGGCGGTAGTGGATGGCGTGTCCTACCCTATCGTTGGGATTGAGGCTGATGGCAGTCAGATCAGTACCAGGATGAGGCTAGAGGTTATAATCCCGTAATGGCTGACATACGAGTAACTACCACTCCGGTATCACGTACTCCTACTCCGTCAGGATTCCAAGGCCAAGTTGGTGTCCGGCTTAACACCTTTGGAATGAGTAAGTTAGAGATTGGAGTCAATGGTGAGGCTCTGGCTGAGATTACCCTAGATGCCCTACAGCCCAGTTTGCAAGAGGCTCTTGGGAATTGGCCTGTACTTACCGGGGCTAGTAGGGACTCTCTATCCACGGACATAATCGAGATTGGCCCTCGCATGGCTAGAGCCGTACTACAGGTTGGGGGTGAGAAGCTAATCAACGATTCCCGCAACAAGTCACATCGGGATTATGCACCTTATATTGAGTTTAACGGTACAGCTACGGCCCCGCCTGGAATCATATTTAGTGCTGTAGAGGGTCGGCGGGACGAGATCAGAGCAGAGATTCATTCTAAGGTTTCTGAGTTAATCAGGAGTCTCCTTACATGATTAGCCGTGTAGCCGCAGTCATAACCTTACTGAACGATCAATTCTCTAGTCCTCAAATGGCCGGGATTAGCCCGGTTCCTTTACCTTCAGACGCGGGCGATCCTTATGTTACGGTCCAAGAGATTCTAGCTCAAGAGCTAGAGAGCCTTACTGGTCAGAGTGGTATGGCCCGCTCCACTATCCAAGTGAATGTATGGAGCCATGACTATGAGGTAGCTTATGCCCTGAGAGAAGCTATCAAATCCTACCTATTTGGGTTCTCTGGCAGCGTAGGTGGATCACCCCCGGATGCTGTCATTGGTTCTGTCAATCATCGGGGGGATCGAGAATTACAGGACGGCTCTATTGAACGTCACCAGCTAATTTCAAGGTTTTTGATATGGTGGGAAGCGTAACGGTTACACCTGATTGGCTTGGTGAGACAGTAGTTTTGATCGGTGGTGGGCCATCCCTAACAAAGCAGGATGTGGATTATTGTAAAGGTAAGGCTAGGGTTATCGCTATCAATGATGCCTACAGACTAGCTCCGTGGGCTGATATTCTGTACGCTTGCGATGGCGCTTGGTGGGACTTACATAACAAGGATGTTACGAATCAGTTCAAAGGTGCAAAATGGACTTGTAGCTTGGATGCGGCTACCAAATATAATCTGAACCATATAAGGCATAAGTCTAATCCAGGTTTGTCTTTTGACCCCATGCTAATTCATAACGGCAATAACTCAGGGTATCAAGCCCTGAACTTGGCAGTTTTATTGGGAGCCAAAAAGATAGTGCTTATTGGATTTGATATGATGGTGCGGCCTCATAAGTCTCACTGGTTTGGGGATCATCCAAGGGGACTGAGCCAAATATCTAGTCAGGGGTTACAGAAATTCATAACTGCCTTTAATAGCTCCCTGACTGATCTACATAAAGCTCAGGTTTCTGTTATCAACTGTAGTCGGCATACAGCCTTAACTTGCTTCCCTCGTGCTGATATACAAGATGCCTTTGACTCTTATAGGTCAATGTTAGAAGCTGCGCCCTTACTAGAAGTTGTATGCAAATCAGTTCCAACATCCTACTCTGTCCCTATAGAAAAAACCAGTCCTAGGTTTGCCCAGGCTTGGGCTAGAGGTTGTGGTGGAGTAGTTGATACGTCCGGTAGGTTAGCTCCTGGGGCTGTGGCTATGTTTGGCTCCCCTGCCAGATGGGATATACTAAGGCAAGCTATCGGAGAGGGTAGGGACTGGTACTATGCGGATCACGCATACTTCGGGAGATTTGAATACTATAAGGTAACTAAGAATGCTTATCAGTTATCGAGCAACCATTTAGGTTTAGGCCCGAATGCTTATAGATTTGACCGCCTTAAGGTAGAAATTAAACCGTGGCGCAATTCTGGGGATTTCATTTTAGTTTGCCCCCCCGATGAGAAGTTTGCTAAATTACATAGATTTAATGGGTTAGAGTGGCTTAGTCATGTATGCTCCGCTATCTCAGGATTTACAGATAGACCCTTGATGGTTAGACAGAGGGAAGATATAACATACTCTAATACTTTATCCTCTGACCTAGTTGGAGCTTGGTGTATGGTGACGTATGTATCCAACGCCGCCGTAGAGTCCGTGTGTGCTGGGGTTCCAGTGATTTGCCTCGGTGATTGCGCGGCGTCTATTATGGGCAGTAACAATCTAGCCGACATAAATGATCCGCCAACACCTGATGGGCGTAGAGAGTGGGCATCCAGATTAGCGGCTAATCAATGGACCATGCAAGAGATAGCATCTGGTATGGCTTGGAGGGAGTTGCAATGATACTCTATAAAGAAGGCCGCTGGTGGTTGCCGGATGGGGAGCAGCATCTACAAGAGTGGATGAACAAGGTAAACCACACTGAAATTGCAAATGGTGAATCTCGCTTAACCTACCAATACCATAAGTACAAAGTGGCTATGGAATATGTCAGGAGCCGTAGGCACTTCGTAGATGTTGGTGCCCATGTTGGACTTTGGTCATGGGTTATGGCCCGAGATAGTGTAACGGTTACATCTTTTGAGCCTATGCCGGAGCATTGTCAGTGTTGGGCTGAGAATATGAAACACTGTTCTAATGCCAGACTTCAACCTTATGCCCTTGGCGCAGAGCAGGGGAGGGTTAGAGTCAAGACTAGAACCCCCGGCAGTTCTGGCGATACAGGAGTTGACCCCATAGCCGAAAGGTCTAGTTTGAGGGCCACTATTCAAGAGGATGGACATCTGGCAGAGTTACGCACACTAGACTCATTCGATCTACAAGATGTTGATTTCATTAAGATTGACTGTGAGGGCTATGAGTTATATGTCCTCCAAGGTGCGGTTGAGACTATACTGAAGTGGAAGCCTTGTCTCATAGTGGAACAGAAGCCGGAGACTGGTATGGCTGACAGGTATGGGCTTGCTGCCAAGGATTCAATCAAGTTCATGGACAGGTTAGGGGCTAGGATGAGGAAGGTAATCCAAGGGGATTATATCTTTAGCTTTGATTAGGGGTACAAAATGGGATTTGGGGATGAGATCATGGCATCCGGCCATGCCAGAGTTGAATCAGAGAGGTTAGGTGGTGGGAAGATTCATATTCTCGGCACAAATCATAGGGCACGCAATCACGAGGTTTGGTGGGATTTGCCTTGGATAGCTGTTAAGGATGAGAAATCTGTTGGGTCTGTGCATAATGCTAGTGGGTGCCGCCCTTATATTACCTACCCGTTTACTATACATACTGGTTGCACCTACTCAGGTTGGAGAGCCAGAGACTATATGGGGGCCATCTATCTTAGGGGGTATGAGGTAGATCACGCTAGGTCTCTTGTTGGTCATCTAGGCCAATTCGCCCTAGTAGAGCCTGAGCTTAAGGAAGGCTCTAACCCCAACAAACAATGGGGATTACTGAAATGGGGCAGGCTGACTGACATGCTAGTTAAAGCTATGCCAGTAGTGCAAACGCTTATGCCCGGTAAGAAAGCCCTACCTGGGGTTATAGGCATTCGTTGTGATACCTTCCGTATAGCAGCCGCCGTGTTAAGTTTGGCTCATGTTCTGGTTCTTCCTGAAGGTGGGCTACATCATGCAGCCGCCGTACTGGGTAAGCCCGCTGTGGTCCTGTTCGGGGGGTCACCGTCACCCGAATACACAGGATACCCTATCCATACCAACATAGCTGCCGACAAACATTGTGGGGCTTGGCTACCCTGTAAACACTGTGCCCAGTTCTGGGATGGCCTAACTCCTGAGTATGTGTATTCCACTATCAAAGTGTAACGGTTACAGTTTTGGTGTTACAAGATAGGCACTCTTTTATCCTACATACTACGTTTATCCTGTCTAGTATAATGGTGTTGGTGATCCATAAGTGCCTGAGCCTCTTATAGTTATCCCTG